GTGGTAAATTTGGAACGGGTAAATCTATGAACAAACTTTCCACAACGTTTGAATCTTTAGAAGATGGGGTAAGTACAGAGTTTAAAGATTGTCAAAATCTTCCTACAAGTCTTTACTCTGGTTTAGTTGACTCTGTTCAGACAGACCGCGGTCTATTTCCAATAATAGAAGATATAGACGATATTTTAACTCGTGCATTTTTTTCCCAACGTGGAACCAAAAGTGCTATTGTTTATCCGATATTCCGCGGACCAGAATTAATTGGTATGGTTGGATTTGAATGGACACATAAAGTAGAAAAATCAATAGAACAAGATTATGTTCAATTTAAAGAAGATGGTAAGGTATTAGGGGAGACACTTTCTAAATTATTATAGGAGATGTTTATGATAAATCATAACTCTGAAGAGTATATCGAAGATGTTGCAGGTATTGAAGTTATAGGAATAAAGAAAGGAAGGAAACAAATCAAAAATAAAATACAGTTTAATATCTCCCTAAATGAAGAACAGAAACAAGTTAAATCGAATATTTTAAAGGACACCATCTCTGTTTTGACTGGAAAAGCTGGTTCAGGTAAGACACTTCTCGCAACACAAATTGCACTCGAATATCTCTTTTACCGTGAGGTTGAACGTATTGTCATTACAAGACCAACGGTATCAAACGAAGACATAGGGTTTCTTCCGGGTAACATCAAAGAAAAGATGGACCCGTGGGTAGCTCCAATTCACGCAAATATGTATATGTTATACGGTAAACCGAGAATTGACAAGTTCATAAATGAAAACATCATTGAGATTGCACCGATTTCATTTCTTCGTGGTAGAACATTCGTAAATTCATGTGTTATAGTTGATGAATCACAGAACGTAACGAAAGGACAGATGGAGATGATACTTTCTCGTCTTGGTATAAATTCTAAGATGATTCTTACAGGTGATTCTTCACAAACCGATTTAAAGAGCAAGAAAGACTCAGGTTTCCCATATTTATTTAATATGGCTGGTAAAATATCTGGATTCGGTGCCTATGAACTAAAAACTAATCACCGTCATCCAATAGTTGACAACATATTAAACTATTTTGATGAAGTAAAACAAGAGAAGTAAATGGTAGAAATTCCAATATGGCCCGGATCATCCAGTTTTGCAACAGGAAGTACACCGTTCGGATTTTTCGATGCGGATGCTCAATTTCAATCAGATGCTGATAATGTAGCAGACTGGTGTGCAAAACGTCTCGGTTATCCACTTGTAGACATAGAATTACAAGCTGGTAACTTTTATGCTTGCTTTGAAGAAGCCATATCGGAATATTCAAACCACGTAAATCAGTTCAATATCCAACAGAATATGTTGAGTATCATGGGTACTCCAACAAACAGCAACCTCACACATCAAAATGTTGCCGTAAACATGGGAGGATTGATTCAGTTGGCAACCGAATACGGAACAGAAACATTCACGAACGGTAATGTTAGTTTTTATTCCGCCTCCATTGACATCAAAACAGACGTTCAAAAGTACAATCTAAACACACTTATTCGTGATGTGTATAAACCAACTGGTTCGATTGAAATCAAAAAGGTTCATCACTATGCACCACCAGCGTCTATTCGATTCTATGACCCTTACTTGGGTAATCAAGCGATGTTAGATACATTCGGCTTCGGTGCTTACTCAACAGGTGTTTCCTTTATGTTGATGCCTATGTATGCAGACTTACTTCGTATTCAGGCAATCGAGTTTAATGATTTGATGAGAAAGTCATCATACTCATTTGAACTTATTAACAATGAATTGCGTATATTCCCACGTCCTGTTCGTGACTTTAAACTTTGGATTGAGTATATCGTTAAAGAAGAAAGAGCAAACCCTTTGAAAAACCAACCTGTTTCTGGTTCTGGTGTAACGGGTCTTGTTTCCGATATGTCTAATGCACCATACAACCGAATGGAATACTCGAAGATAAATTCGGTAGGACGTCAATGGGTATTCAGGTATACACTAGCTCTCGTAAAGGAAATGTTAGGGTACATTCGTGGTAAATATGGAAGTATACCGATTCCAAATGGAGAAACAACTCTTAATGCAGCAGACTTACTTTCAGCAGCAGGAACAGAAAAGCAAGCTCTTGTAGATGAATTAAGAACAATGTTGGACACAATGACTCGTTCTAAGTTATTAGAAGCTAAACGTGCAGAAACAGAACATCTTAATGTTGCTCTTAATGGAACACCTCTAAAAATCTACATAGGATAAATGAATGCCATTATTTCATGGACAACGGGATGCTTCTTTGGTTCACAAAATCAACATGGAATTGATCGTGGACATTATAGATACAGAGGTTGCTTTGTATAAACTTTCCCTAGATAACACAAAGACTAACATTTATGATGAGTCTGACAAAAAGATTTATCTTCAACCTGTAAAGATACCAGCCTTAATTAACCGTCAAGAACAAACATTCGAAGGAACCGAGTTTGGTCAAGACTTTAATCAAGCCTGTGACTTTGGTTTTATTCGAGAACTTCTCAAAGAAGTAGAAACCTATGTTGAAGTTGGTGATGTCATAGAATACAATGGAGAATGGTGGGAAGTTGATGGTATACTCGAAAACCAATATTTCGGTGGTAAGAATCCAGATTATTCGTTTGCCACAGAACGTTGGGGTCATAATGTTTCTATCATAGCGAACACACACTTAACAAGACGTTCAAGACTACACGTAGAAGAAGTACGTTCAGCACCAAGAACATTTGATACAAATGATATACCGGATAACATCTAATGAAGAATTCATCTCCATATCGTAAGGCACCCCTAAAAAGAACACGGGATTCGTTCATTGATGATAAAAATTCAGAACAGAATCCACGGATAGATTATGGTCAATCTCGTCATACACAAATACGTCGAGATAAAGATACCGTAAAAAGCATCGGTGTAACTCTTTACGATATTGATTATGCCGTAAAAACATACATAGACCAAACAATACAGTTAAGAGTAGAAGATAACGGGGAAAGTATAAACGTTCCTATTATCTATGCAAACTCTGAAAAATGGACATCTATCCAACGAAACGGGTATCTAAAAGATAAGAAGGGCAAAACAATGGTTCCCCTTATCACATTCAGACGTTCTAATGTTGCGATAAAAAACGAGTTAAGGAGAAACAAAGTTGCCACCACGAATCAAATCAGTTATGTTATGCAACAAAAATACTCAAAGACGGCACCGTATGACCGTTTTTCTAATCTATATGGTACGAAAATTCCACAAGAGTATTTTGTAACTCCAATTCCAGACTATGTTGATGTTACCTATGATTTTATCCTTTGGACAGAATACCAAAGTCAACTGAACTACATAATAGAAAATTTTGTATATTATGGAGGTAAATCGTTCGGTGATAAAAACTTCTTTAAGTTTGCTACCAATCTCGAAAATTTAGCAATGGAAGACATGAACACAACTGGTCAAGACAGAATGGTTCGTGCAAACTTCTCTCTTATTGTTCATGGTTATTTATTACCAAAAGAACTTGCTGGTCAAGTAACAACAAAACGGGTGGTGTCTCCAAATAAGATAACCTTTGTATCAGAGGCATTTAGAGATATAAACACACCGTTCAAGGAAAATGATGCCTTATTCAATGGACAGAATTTTACTCCGTTGAATTTAGATGAACGAGAAAGGGCAGACGATTTACAACGTAGGTTAAACGATTTTGACGAACAATCTATCGGAAGAAGTCCAGACGTATATCCTACCGAATTAGATTGATATTTATAGTTATATTATTCATTACACCCGAGGTTTTTTATGAGTTTAAGCGAAACAAATGAAACGGTGACAGAACAAACTACAAACAGCAAAGAATTTGAAGCGACTGATATTCAATCAGTTCGTTCTCTTCAATCTGAATATGCTTCAATTACTGCCAGAATTGGTCAAGTTGAAGTTGAGATACATCTTTTAACAAAGAAGTTGGAAGAATTAAAGGATTTGCGAGAAACATTATTTCAACGATATGAAGAATTACAAAACTCCGAAAAGGAATTGGTCAATAATTTAAACCAAAAATATGGTGACGGTGTTTTAGATTTAGAATCTGGAAGATTTATTCCGTCTAATAGTTGATTTTGGATATTTTGACCAATATTTATATTGGAGATAATTATATCAATTTTTTTGGAGATAAATAGTGGCTAATGAAAGAATTGTAAGTCCTGGTGTGTTTACAGTCGAAAAGGATCTTTCGTTTCTACCACAGGGAATCGGTCAAATTGGTGCGGCTCTTATCGGCCCAACACTCAAAGGACCAGCATTTGTACCTACGGTAGTCGAAGGATATAACGACTTTATCACAAAATTTGGTGGTGGATATGAACAGTCATATCTTCCATATACTGCTAAGAGCTATCTAACCAACGCCGGTAGTGCAACTATCGTTCGTGTTCTTGGTTCAGGTGGTTATTCACTCGATTATCCTGTTGCTCTTGTTGCAACTGGTTCATATGGAAAGAGACTCATCTCTGTTCTTCACCCAACATTTGTTGTAACAAGTGCAGATACAGTTGACCTCTTTGACAAGTCAACACTTGCATCGAATTTAAGTGGTTCATTCGTTATCAGAGTATCTGGTTCATTTACAACCGATACATCTGCTTTCACTGGTAATGCAGTCGATGAAAACGGTACAGCATTTTCAGCTTCTATTGACCCATCTTCAACATCATACATCGGTGACCTTTATGGATATAACCCATATGGTACACACGCTGTTTACAACTATGTTGCTTTTGGTAAGTCTGCTTCTGCATCATTAGCGGCACATCCAGCAACAACTCTTCTTATCGAAACCGGTTCTGCTGGTGATTGGGACTTCACACAAGATTATCTCGAAGCTTCTACACCGTGGATTACATCACAGAAAGTTGGTGCAGTTACAACGGACTTGTTCCGTTTCTCAACACTTTCACACGGTGTTCATTCTAACTACGAAGTAAAGGTTGGTATCGCAAACGTTCGTGCTGCTGGAACAATCGCTGGTTCAGACTACGGTGACTTTGATGTTGTTGTACGTTTTGTTGACCAATCGAAGATTTACGGTACACCATTCACATACGAAGATGATGACCTCCGTCAAAACGTAGTCGAGACATTCAAGTGTAATCTTGACCCGAACTCACCACGTTATATCGCTCGTGTTATTGGTGACCGTTATGTAACAATCACATCTGAAGGTAAAGTTGTTGTTAATGGTGATTATGCTAATAAGTCTAATTATGTTCGTGTTGAAGTAACTGACAATGTTGCTAACGCAGCAGTTTCACCAACACTTGTACCGTTCGGATTCCGTGCTCTTAAATCACCTATCCCAAGTACATTCACACAACCAGCAGCAGCTGCACTTGTAACAGACCAAACTTCGGGTGGTGCTTATAGTAAGAGAGTTTACTACGGATTTAACTTCAGTATGACAACAACAGATAACTTTAACTATCTGAAGCCACTTCCAGCATCAAACGTAACAACTGGTTCAAATGCAGATTTCTATCTTGGTGATTATAACCAAAATGCCGGTGCTAACTATCCAACAGCTGCAACAGCTTACTCTGGTTCAATCAACTTAACAACAAATACTTCGATTGATACCCGTAAGTTTATCGTTCCATTCCAAGGCGGATTTGATGGTCACAAGCCACACCTCCAAAAGAAAGTTGGTTCTTATATCGTTGCTGGTAACACACAAGGATTTGACATTTCAACGTCAACTGCCGCCGGTTACACATCATATAAGAAGGCACTTGACACGATTTCTAACTCTGATGAGTTTGACATCAATATGGTTGCTCTTCCAGGTATTGTTCACTCACTCCACTCACCAATCACATCATACGCAAAGACAATGGTCGAAGACCGTGGTGATGCGTTCTTCGTGATGGACTCTGTTGGTTTGAATGATAATATCTCAACAGCTATCTCAACAGTT